GTTTACTTTGGAACTTCTGTGTAGCCCTTCCGTTCTCTCAGCGTTGTCTGACGCATCAGGCACTTCGATATTGAGAAATGTTTATAGAAGTTATTGAAATACTAACAAAAAATTGTTAACAATTCCACTTTCTTAATGCAAGTGCTTTACGAGTTGGTCTTCCTTTACTATCTTCCATTGGTCCTTTTACTCCTCCCATCCTTGCACAAAAAGATTTCTTTCTTCCTTTTTCTGTTTTAGATAGACCTGATTTTTTAGTAACAGGTCGTTTTAATTTGCTGCCAGTTTTTCTATTTATATAGTCTCTACCCTTCTGTGATAAACCACCAGTAGGGTTCTTATGTACTTTCTTTATCTTAAGACTATCTCTTGACATTCTTCTTAGGTTTTTTTCTTAAGATCATAAGATCTTCTCTTGTTATTTTATCTCTAGGTTTTGCAACTCTAGCGATTTTCATCTGTTTTTTAGAATAAGGCATGATTAATTATCTAGTAGTAAAGACATCACTATCACCCAAACGTCTTTGTACGTTTTCAGTATAAGATACATCTTTACCATATCTAGGATCTCTCATGGCAGCTACCACTTCTGCTGTAGATCTGTAAGGTGTAGGTCCACTTGTTGCAGCCTTACCTGTTACTAAGTTTGGTTCAACTCCCATAGCGTTACTGTATTGAGAATAAAGTCCTTGTACTGCTAGTTTAATAGCTGGTGCGTCACCTGTCTCTGTCAGTTTATTAAATGCGTCAACATCAGGTCCAGGTAAATTATCAATAGCCCAAGCTGTCATCTTGGCATAGCTGTCATCACCACCAACAGAATCCTTTATACCTTGTATTTGTGTTGTTGCAATTTCACCTGAATCAACATCACCACCTCTTAAACCATCAAGGTATGTATCTATAACTTGTCTAGAAAAACCAGCACCCTCTAATTTTGTATAATCATCTTCTGATATTTCACCTGATTCTTGAAAACGGTTTGATATGTCTTGTGGATCTATTTGTGCTTCAGTGAGAACTTCTGCTAAACCTTCACCATAATATTCATTAGCATCAAATTCTGTTTCTTCAGTAGTTTCTTCAGTAGTTTCTTCTGTTGCAACTTCTTCTTTGTTTTGACTACCAAGCTTACCTTCCAATTCTTTATAACTGGCAGCTAAATCTTCAACAGATTTAAACTTACCAAGAATAAGACCATTATCATCTGTTTCATTTTTGGCAAGAGTCTGTAAGTCTTCTTGAGACATTGGGGTAGTTTCGCTTGTAGCGACTTGTGATTGAGCCATAATTAATTACCTAGTTATATGTAATTGTATTACCATTTTTAGTTTTGACTATCTTTGGTTCGTAAGGAACAGGATCATCATTAACTCCTAGTCTGCTGACAACAGCTTTTGATGTATCAGTTTCTGGTTTTGGATCAGGCTTCTTGGTTGGCATTGATTTCCTCCGCAGTTAGTTGGGCATTAGCATTTTTTTGTGGATCTAATAAAGGAGATCCAAGGGCAGCAGGTCCGAGACTTTGTATAAGCTGTTGCTGTTGCATAGCTTGCATCTCAGCCTGTATCTCTTCTTGTGTCTTCACTAGGTTAGCAGTATCAATACCGATAGAGTTTGCTAGTCGTTTTATAGCCTCGTCCACGTTCATATACTGGCGCATAATATCTGGACCTAAAGCTTGACTTACTGTACCGATAAACTCAATAAGCTTATTACGATCATTACCTCTACCAAGACCTTGAACACCAGTAACAATCTTAGGTTTTACTAATTTCTCTGGTAGCTTAGGAGCTTTACCAGAACGGACAAGCATGTGCATCCTACGTTTGAGATATGGAAGTTGAAATTCTTGAGTGAGTATGGAGTAGATACCACCAAGACTATTCTCTAGTTCATTAGCCATCATGGTAACTTCTGCTGCTGTTACTCTTTCAGCATCTCTCTGTACAGACCTAGCCATAAGAAAAGCATATTCAAGTCTTCCTGTAATAGTCTGTATAACAGATTGAGACACACTGAAGTCAGCAGCCTTGCCTACCTGCATTACAGATACATCTTGTGCAGATCCTTCTCTTATTGCTCCATTGGGAGCCTTTGCTAAAGTCGCTGCTCTGGTTACACCATTAGGATTTACAAGGAATAAAGTCTTAGCTGAAGCGGCAGCACCTTCTATTATTGCTTGCATCAAAGCTTCTAAACTTATTAAGTCTCCTTTGTACTCACTGACATAACCACGCCCAAAGTCTTCTCCATCACAACGAATAAAGCGTAATACGATCCAGGGTGATACATCTAATTTAGACTTACCATCAGTACCAGGTATCCTTTCTCCTTTACATTCTTGATACCAAAAATGATTATCTCCTACTCTTTTTACATAAGTATATATATCAAGATCATCAGTCATTGACTCAGCATCATAGTTTTCTTTCTTCATTATCTGCTCTATAAATTCATCAGATAAAGCTTGAGGATGTACTGATTCTTTTGTAATTATTTCTAAGATGTTACCTACTGCATCTCTTTTGCAGACAAATTTATTAAGAGGGTAAACTTTTAACCCATTATCTGTTAGGTAAAGTAAAGCATTACCACCAACTATTAGATGTTTTAACGCTTCAAACATTGCAACTCTATCGTTAGATATTTCTATTTCATTCATTAAAGCTGATTCTATTGTTCTTAAACCTTTATCTATCTCAGTCTCTAATCCTTCCTGTCCTTGCTTTAATAATTCAAGACTATCAATACTAAGTTTAAAGAAGGCAGTTGATGGAGGAAGTAAAGCAAATAAAAGTTTAGATGCAAGACTATTAACACCTCTAGCACCAACTGCTTGAAATGGAGTTTTTGTTTTAGCTCTAGTACCAGTAGCAGTCTCTGGTATCAATGTAGGTATGGTTAATTTACTGCAATCTTTTGCATCATCATAATAACTAGACCTATTACTTTCTAGTTGTGCATATCTACCAGCAGCAGTTTGACCAGGTGTTGAATACTCCATAGTTAGTAATTAAGATTTCCACTTCCTGTATTAGGATTACGAGCAATACGAAGAGAAGAAGTACCAGCTCTTCTACCCATTCTTGCACTTGTTCTTTTTCTACGAGAAGGAGCAGCAGATTGTGTTCGTTGCTGCCCTCTTACCGTAGTACCAGGTTTTACTGTCCTGTTGATGGTACGCATCTTAGGTTCTGGTTCCTGTGGTGCAGGGGGTGCTGGCGGTTCAGACACAGGTGCAGGTCTAGGAGCAGGTGGATCTACCCTTGGTGGTGCAGGGGGTGGAGGAGTTGGTCTTGGTGGTGGGGGAGGTGCTTGAACTCTGCGTGGTGGTGCAGGTCTTGGTCTTGATGGTAAACACATAATTAAGCAACTCCTGTTTTACGACCTGTAGGACTAGTTTTAAATTTTCTTTTTAATCTAGCACGAGCCATATTTTGTGCCTTAGCTCTGTTATCTGCCAAGTTTTGCTTTTGCTGTGCAGTTTTATTTCCACCACCTGTTCTTGTTAACTTCTCTTCTACTGCTGAAATATTTGGATCTACATAGGTTCCTTCTTTTTTTTGTCTTTTAATTTTAAGTTCTTCTGTAGCTTTTGCTGTATTTTTTGGATTCTCAATACCAGTTTGCATACCTGTTACAACAGGAGGAGAGTCATCAAACTCTGGTTTTGGTGGTGCGGTACGTTGCGTACGTTGCGAACTTGCAAAAAAACACATAATCAATACCTCAAGTCAGATGCACCTTGATTTTTTCTCAAGGGTATTCGTAATTGTGAAGTACCTAATCTTCTGGCACGTTGTTGTCTTTGTCCTGTTCTTTTACGTCCTGTTTCACCTGTAGTCTGTTGCCCTGATACTGTTGCTCTTGAAGGTGAAGGTCTATTCGGAGCAGGTTTTGTTTGTGGTGTGCTAGTTCTTTTATCTCCGACAACAACTCTTTCAGCAGTCTTCTCAGGCTTTGGTGCTGTGGGCCTTGGTTCTGGCAAAGGTGGTGGGGAAGGTCTGCTAAAA